ATCTGTTTGCATAAGCAATATCCACATCACCTACGATTGTTAATACGGTGCTTCTGGTTTCAGGCTCAGCAACAGGTTTATTAACAACAATTGTGCAATCACTTAAAGATGAATTTTTACTTGGAACAAATATTTTGAATGGAGTGCTAATAGTATTTTGTTTATCGCTAAAATCTTTAAACTCATTCGGAAAATTAGAATTATAACTTGTTTTTGTTTTTAATGTAGCATTAGAAAGTTCATCAATATCAGTTACATTTAAAGTATAAACATTTTGCGCATCTGTACATTTTGTTTTTAGAGGAACCGACTTAATAGCCCAATATGTTTGATCTGCAAATAATGTAGAAGACTTTATAGTATCTAAACTTAAATTAAATTTATATTTGATGATATTGTTTTCTTTACAAGTGAATTGTAATACTTCACCTTGTTGGTCGAATTCAAAATTTAAATTTTTATCTGCGATAGATTCAGGAAAATTATATTCCCCATCTTCTTCTTGAGCAGCAGATATAATCTCTTTCTCTTCATCAGAAAAATATTCAATGAATTGATTTGATTCGTATACTTTAGAGCTGTTAGATACTGCTAATATTTTTAACATTTGGTTTCCTTAGCAATTACAATTGCAGTTAAATCGTGAACCTGTGGCGCTGTTCTTAATGATATTATGGTCAACCCCTTGTCTAATATGCTGGATACTTACGGTTGGGTTATTACACTGAAGATCTCCGCAATTAAAACAGTTACTATATCCTACGCCATCAACGCTGATGGCACCGCCAGCTGATGCGACAGACATACCAGTATTGGAACCAGTTCCCTGCACAAAGTTGCCATAGTTACCTAAGTTATTTGAGAACTGGGTTAATTGTGTTGGAACACCTTGTATACCAGAATAGTTAACAATAACTGCACCAGTATTACCTTGAACTGAAGTTACAGGAACTGAAACAATAACTGCACCAGTATTACCTTGAACTGAAGTTACGTTTGCTGCAATAGTTGGGTTACCAGAAACACCATCTCCGTTGGTAACAGTAATACCATTTCCAGCAGTAATAGTTCTTAACGCAGCAGTATTAGCAGCAGTTTTAACATACACACCACCAGTGCCAGTCAAACCACCAATAGCAGCCAAGTCACCGTCATACGCTTGAACGTCAGTACCGATAGCCAAACCAAGAGTAGAACGAGCAGTGGCAGCATCAGCATCGTCAACTAATGAACGACCAAACGCAGTAAATGTTGCTAAAGAAGCACTACCAGATCCAGTAAAATATGGTAAACGATCAGCTGCAGATGTTAGACCAGCAAGAGCAGCGAGTTCAGCATCATATGCTTGAACGTCAGTGCCGATAGCCAAACCTAAGTTAGTTCTAGCAGCGGAAGCAGAAGTAGCACCAGTACCACCAGCATTAACAGCCAATGTAGCAGTAAGCGCAGTAGCCTGAGAAGCAACACCAGTTAAATTTGCTGTAATAGTTCCAGCAGCGAAGTTACCAGAAGAATCACGAGCAACAATAGTAGAACCAGTGTTAGTGGTGGCAGAATTTAAGCCATCAAGTAAGTCAGCGTCTAGACCAGAACCAGAACCATCTACGGTAACAAGTTTGGCTAGAACGTCAGCTGCAGTATAGCTGGCTGCAGTTTGGCCAGTTTGTAGTGCAGTGTTTAATGCGGTAAAGTTTGCGTCAACTTCAGCGTTTGTAAGAGGACTACCTTTGGTAGATCTTAGCGTTAGCGATGCAGCAGTTATAGATGCCATTTGTAAATTTCCTTAGTCAGTCTTATTTAGTAGATACCAGCTGCTTAAGAAGCTGCTTTATCTCCGATAATTCATTCTTTATGTTATTTATGTCTTCTGTATGTTGAGAAATTTCAGCTTCTCGGGCTTCTGTTCTTCTTTTTTGGGCAAGATATGCCTCATATTCATTCTTGTTATTATTTAGGATTGCGCCAGTAGCCGTATCGCGAACTAAGCTGGCGTGTCCCTCAACTTTTAAAAAATGATTCATTATGGGCAAGCAATAATTCTAAAGTCTTTAACAATAGGAACAGCAGCGGTATTAGTTGAATTCATAACAATTTTAACCATAATAGTATCAAAAGAAGGAATATCTGTTAAGGTATATGTAATATCGCTGAAAGTAGGATCGCCATTATCTACCTTAGTAACAGAACCATCAGCTGTCATTAGAGTATATTTAGTATTGTTCAACTGAGAACTCTCACCAGTACAAGTCTTATAATACACGGAAACATCCGCTTCAGCAGGAATATTTGCAGCCAACATAACCCTTAGGTAAGTAGAAGCATTTGCAAATTTGATTGGCGTAGTTACATATTTACTTTGTGAAGTACTACCAACTGGAGCAATATCAGAAGCGAATAATGTTCTGGCAGTAACAGTAGTTCCAGAAACAGCAGATTCACCAGTAAACGTGGTATTTAAAGTAAGAGTACCAGTAGTACCATTATCAGTAAAGCCAGTAACCAAGAATGTTCCATTATTGCTAGTAGTAGTTGCTCCTGAGATAGTAACAAATTTACCAATACCAATACCAGCCATTGCAGTTCTAACCGCAGAAACGGTAGAAGTAATAGTACCACCAGAAACAAAGGTAAATGCGCCAGTAGAAAATGCGAACGCAGTTACATTATCTAATGCCGATATATTTGTATTAGTCTCACTCGGATTGTTCAATTTATTACTAATTGCAATTAAACTTGTTCGTGCAGTATCGATAACTGGAGAAACTGAGTCATTATTAGTTTTCATCTGAGCAGAGAAAGTAACAGACTTAGATCCAGCCAGCGTAATATTCTCATTGAGTTCAGAGCAAATCATTCTTGGAGTAAAGAAGTAATTATTTTCTTTATTCAATGCTGGAGTAAATCCAGTGTCAATAACATATGGTGATTGACTGCCATCAACTGATTTACCTGAAGTTGTTTTGATATTAAATGTAGTTGCTGTATCAGAGAAAGTTTGCATCTGAACAGAAGGTGTAATAATATCATATTGAATGTTTCTGCTTGCCCTTACACTATCACCACCAGTGTAACCACTAGTAGTAGCTGCAGTAGTAACAGCGAATGTATATGAATCTGGATCTACGTTACCAATAATCTTAGTAGTAAATATTTCAATGGCAGGAATACCATTAATTGGAGCTACATATTGGAAAGAAGAACCAGCAGCAACAGCAACACCAGAATTTGCAGTAAGAGTTAATGAAGTATTACTTGCAATAGAAGCAACAGAGCCAATTAATACATCTCTAGAATTATATAGAGCAGAACCTACCGCTAATTGAGTTGTAAACGAAGTTCCAACACCAGTAACAGTAGTACTGCTTGTTGAGGCAGTAATAGTTCCAGTTCCTGGATCATTACAGTTTACTGCAGAGATATCTACAGTTGAACCAGTTGGCATTCCATGATCATAATGCCAAACACGAACAGTTGTTGAACCAGAAGCAGTTTGGAATGGGTCATTTTCTAAAGTATCATATGGAATAACATCATTAACAAATTCAACATCACCAATTACTGAAGTATTAAATACCGCACGATTAATTGTAAACTTAATATCAGCATTATTATCTGCAGTCCAAGTAGATGCATTCTGAGATAGGAACATTACACCAGCGTAAGGTTGATTAGAAATAGTTCTTCCTGAACCTGGAATTTGATCACCCATGTATGATATCCAAACATTATAGTTGTTTGAGTCAGACTGAAGAACAAAACAATATTCAGTATTGTCTTGAACGTAAACTGGGCTTTCAAAAGTAAATCTAGTAGCAGTATCATAACTATGTTTCTGAGTGCCATCTGGCATAGTTACAAAGTTAGCAGATAGATTAACTTCCTCAGAACGCTTAGTTACAACGCTGAATGGAAGGATAGTTTTACCTGGAGTTCCATTTACCATTTCACGAACTTGAAGAGTAACTGGTAAGTTATCATCTTTAGTTGCAAAGAATATATCGATAGATGTTAAGAATGCACCACCTTTTTGTTCAACTAAGAATGATTGAGCAAGTGGGTCATACCAACCAGTATCAGAAACAACACGACGTGATGTATTGTAGATAGTTTGAGTATCTGGTGTTGCTTGTTCTTGAACTAATATTGCATTTCTAACCGCATTAACAGTTGCTTGTTTAGTAATTAAAGTGCCGTCAGCAACATAATTTGTAATACCACGAGACGTATAATCTCCATTGTATGTATCTACGTCAACCAATTTAAATTCTCTAGTACCAGTTCTAAAACGAACGGCATCAGTTTGTGGGATATTAAACAAGAATTCTAATTCGCCACTAGATGATGTTACTAGAGTTGTTGGTGTAGTAACTGAAACTACAGTTCCTTGTGCGCTACTATTAGAACCAGAGATAGTTTGACCAGTAGCAAAAGTTCCAATTATGTTAACAATACTTAAACACTTAGCGTCGTTTTCATCAGTGTAGACATTAACTACTACAGCTGTTGCAGTACCTGCTGAGTTAGTAATAACATCACCAGTATTTAAACATACTTGAGAGTCGCCAGCAATTCTACGTGCTGTAGCAGCAGCTTGACCGCCTACGTTTACTTTGTAATTGAATGTACCAGAAGTTGGTGTATAAACAAGTTTAGTTGCTGGTGTGCAATATGAAGTAACATTAACACCATCGAAGTAAGGGTAAAATTTTGTAGATGGTTTTAATTTACGTGCTTGAACAAGAATATTTCTTGAACGAATATATGGTATTACTGTAGTTGAAACTGTTCGATCGTCTACTTGCTCATAGTCAGTTTTTAATTCAAGTTTTGTAGTAACACCTTGTCTTGATTGTCCAACTGGAGTAGCAAATGTTTCATATGTTATATCACGAATACCATTACCACGCAAACGCTCAGAGGATGTTCCTGTTCTTACTGGGTCACCAATCCATTGAGTAGTCCATGCACCCCAAACAGTTCCAAGAACACCTGATTTTTCCGCCATAATTTGAATTGTATTATAATTACCTTCTACCTGTTGAATAACATCAGGTAGTCTAGTAGTTTCAAACCAATCATCAGTTGGTGGATTTAATTGAACATCTCCAAGGAATGTAAAAATTGCAAATGGGTTAATATTTTCTAGACGAGAAGCATATACTTGTTGCACCAATGGAGTTGTAGTATATGGCAAAGTAATAATATCACCAGTTAACTGGTAATTTGCTCCTGCGCGAGCAGAATCATTAGAATATTTTTCTAAAAGATTAGCATTGTATGATGTATAAAATGGGCGAAGGTGATTTGCCTTCATATCAATAGAGCAGAAATAATCTTCAGATGTTGGATTACCAACCTTTCCACCAGAAAAATTATCAACAACAAAACCATTTTTCATTCTATCTAAACCAGAAGAGTCTTTGATAGATAATGATTGAGTTTCTTGTTCAAGCATGCTTAATGAAGTATAATACTCAAGAGTATTAATACGTTTTTCAAGAGCACCAATATCCCTCATAGTATATCTTCTATTATCAACTTTAGAAGATAGAACATTGTCTTGAGAAGCATTAAATGTATATGCACTCAAATCAAGAGTATAAACAACCATACCCAAAGCAGGATCAGCAGGATATCCTGGAGTTAGAGAAGAAACACCAGGAATATTAAAAATTAAACCATTGTAATCAATAGCAATTTTATCTTTTCTTGGTAGATAGTAACTATAATCAGCAGTAGCAGCTTGGCCACGTTTTGGAACACCAGAAACAATGGCACCAGTACCAATGAAGTTTTTGGCACCAACTGATCTATTAGCGACACGTGGACGGAAATCTATAGAATCTCTTAATTCTTCTGGGATTTGTTTATAATCAATACCACTATATGAATTAACACTGAAGTAATCACCAGCGCCATGTTCAAAATATTGATATGTTACTTTAATTGGATTAGAAGGTGGCGCAAATGATGGTTTTAATGTTAACGAAGCCCAATCATAATGTGTACTTCTTGCTCCATTATTAATTTCATAGCGATCAGAAATATCAACAGTATATGCTGAAGATGCTGGAGTAGTACCAAAAGCAGCACCTGGAGCCATTGTAATACTTACAATCTTAAACAAGTCTGCTTTATCTAGATAAATTACGTTTGATTGAGCATCCAATGCTGTTGTAAATGTCTCAGAAGTATTTGTTAGAGTCTTAGTTTTCTCAAAACCAGAACCATTACGGATAACTGTTGCAATAACAGTGATCGAGCGACCAGATTGAGCTGACGGTACTGTAATGCTACAAGTTGAACCAGAAGGATTAATAGAAGTTGGTGTAATAATTGCGCCACCAGCACCAGCGTCGTTATCAATCACAACGTAATTTGTTGGTTCTGAAGTTGGAGCAAAAGTTCCTGCTGTGCTTAATGTAACTGATGTACCAGTAGCAGTTTGAGTAAACTTCTGTTGACAATAAAAAGTAGTATTATTTGTACCACCAGTACCAGCAGTTCGCATAGAACGAATTGCTTTATATGGAAGTTTGAATACTAATGATTGTTTCTGTGTTTCAAGAATTTCTGTTGTGCATTTGGTAATAGTTGCGCCAGTAATAGCAGTAACTGTTTCATCCACAACAATTACATTTTGATTGGTTATGCTGCTAACATGACGATAGTAACTTGCGCCAGTGCCAGAAATTAATACTAGATCACCAACTCTTAGATCAGTAAGGAATGATGTACCTGTTCCTGTTACTGTAGTAGATCCTCCACCACCTCCAGTAACAGTAACTGAACCAATTAATTGAGTGTTTACTGGACTAATATCAGCAGTAAAGTTTAGATTGGCGTCAGAAGGTGCTGTGTAAGCAACAGCTTTAACATCAGTGTTAAACGCATACCCAGGTAGCATTCTAACATCAAACAAACCAAGTTTGTAAATAGCAGTGTAACCGAATGGTAAAATATTATGCCACTCTATAAAATTTACACGAGCATGACCAACAATAATTCCTTGAGGAGAACCACGATGATTAGAACCAGATATCTTGTTATATAAAGTAACCTCAGCATAACTATCAACTGGGGGTGAATTATTTACATTGGTTACAAGTACATAATTACCAATAGTAGTATCAATAACTGAAGCAGTTGCTTGAACAAAGTCTCTTGCTTTAGGAACAGGAACATATGTAATGGCAGTTTTTTCAACCTCATATCCACGAATATATGCTTTACCAGACTCAATACCAATAGCAAGTTTAGATTCATCGCCATCTAGATTAATACCACGATTGTATGCTGGCGCTGCTTCAAATTGCCAGTTAACACCAGTTGCTCCTGGACCATCATATGCGGAAGCAGAGGTATGAGTTGGAGGAGTGGTGATTGATGTTGCTGAATTTAAAGCAACATAAGTGTAATTACCATATGAAACAATATCACCAATTAAATATGCAGTGTTTGATGTCCATACACCACGATTATTGTTTCTATGTTCACGAATATCAATACCAAAACCATTAACAGCATAGTCACCAGACTCATCATATGTTCTGCGTGCTAGTTCATCTCCAATTAGTGAATATTCTGTATTGTCAACAATAGTTTTAATAGAACCATCTGTAACACGAATTAATTCTACGAAATTAGAATCCGATACTGAGTTTATTGCAAGTTTCTTTAATGTAAGATCAATATAAAAACGATGTGCACCTGGAGCAGCATAATTGTAGCTATTCTGTGCATTATCTAAAAGGGATTCATCTTCTTCTGAAGTAATAATTTCTTCAGAGATATCTAAACCAATACGATATGTTGGAGATGTAGTATATTTGTCAAGAATAATAGTTTGTTTATCAACTAAACAAAAATGACCATTAACGTAGTAAACACCAGAATTAATAGTTGCAGTTGAACCCTTACCGATAGAGTCGTTGGCAGAACCAACTTGAACAGCATATATAGAGTCCTCAGTAAGTAGCACTTCATCTGGTTCAAATGTTTTTGTTGCGTTATCTGTACCAGATTGTTGATAGTTTACATATAATGTAGTTGGGTCATTACCTTCTGCGCTTTGAGTAAGAACTACAGTCGCCTTTACACCAGTAGTTTGACCAACTAAAGTTTTACCATCTAGATTTGAAAGGAATGTTTCAACAGCAATACCATTATATAACGAGACTAATTTTACGTAATCCGCTCCAGCTCCAGGTTGCGTAACAGTTTGAATAGATGCTTGTCCAGGGATAACCATTGCGCCCTGTTTGAAAATTGCATCACCATGTCGCTTTATCTGATTCTGCAGAATACTCTGCATTTGAGTTAATTCTCGAGCCTGAACCGCAAAGGATGGGCGATATAAAATACGGTAAAACTTTTTAGTCTCGTCGTAATCGTCGTTATACGGTTCGGTATTGAAATCTAGCATTCTTTTTACTCTTTAAGTTTATTTTGTTATTTATGTTAGAAATTTATAACAGTTCGTAAAGTTACGTTTTGGTCAGCAGTAGGCGTAAATGCTACTTTATTATCAATAAACAACATATGACCAGAATATTTATCTGCCGTTGGAGGAGTTACTCCAGAAGCAGAAAAAGTATTTCCAGCAGCATTTAAGAATACATCACCTACAGCTGGAACTGCATTATCTAATGATTGTAATAATGCTCCAGTACTTGTGAGTGCTACAATTCTAAATAATGGTCCAGTAGCAGTACCCAAATTAATCGACATGTCTTGAGTAAAATTAGTAGTGTCGATAAAAGCAGTTATTACGTAACACGCTGATGCTACTTTACTGGATAAGTTACCATATGCGCCAAACTGACGTGGGTTCTTAATAAGTCCTAATTGACGGAAG